AGGAGACTGACCAAGGATGGGAAAGACTCACACAGTTTGAATCTAGCAGACACAGTAAGGATATGGAGAACACCAGACGCTCACAGTGGCCGAGGGCCGAGCTCCGAGAAGAGAATGAAAATGAAACTCGAGAAGGGAATGCCAATCAGCATCAACGATCAAGTAGCCCATCCAGATCTGATGTGGCCAACACCAACGAAGGATTCAGCGACCAACAGAACGAAGAAATACAAACAAGGGGGAACTCCATTAACAGTGGCAGTTCAACAGTGGCCAACTCCGAGTCAGAGAGATTACAAAGGGGGCAGTGGAACAATCCGGGAGAAAGACGGGAAGTATTATCGTCAGAGCAACAAGACGGGAACGAAATACGGAGTGAGATTGGACGCACTGATAGAGTATCAACACAAGAAAATGTACCCAACCCCGGCAGCTCACGAAGGGAGACTGGGATATCAGAGGAGAGATACCGGGAAGAAGGGAACACAGAAGAGTCTAACAACGATAGTGATAGACGAAGAGGGTGGCAGAGAGAAAACAACTGGGCAGTTGAACCCGACGTGGGTCGAGTGGCTCATGGGATACCCAAGCGGGTGGACAGACTTAAATCACTCGGAAACAGTCTCGTCCCCCAAATCCCCTACTACATCGGACAAACAATCTTAGAGGTAATGAATGCAGAAACTGATTAAAGAAACTCTAGCTATAGCTGCACAGGTTGTAGCCAAGACTGAAAACAAAAGAACAAAATTAACGAGGCGAATGTTACTTAATGATTTAAAGATGATCAAGTTAAATTTAATGTTAATGCAGGATGAAAATGATTCTAAACGATAGACATGCAGAGAAAGTTGTGACTATCTTTGGTCCACCTGGTACAGGTAAAACAACACGATTATTAAATATAGTAGAAGAAGAAATTAATAATGGCACAGCCGTTGATAAGATTGGTTATTTTTCTTTTACAAAGAAAGCTGCATTAGAAGCTATTACAAGAGCCGTCCTTAAATTTAGATTAGATAAAAAAGATTTTACATACTTTAGAACTCTACATAGTTTAGCTTATCATCATCTTAATTTAAAACCAGCCGATGTTATGAGTGATTTAAATTACCGTGAAGTATCTGATTGGTTACAAATTAAAATTAATAATCCAAACAAATCTATTAATGATCTTGGTATCTCTACACCAAAAGATGTTTATCTTACTTTGATAGACCAATCAAAGATTCAAGGAGTGTCATTAGAAAATCAATTTTCAAGAAGTGGTATGCACATTGACGGAGGGTTTGATCGTTTAAATTATATTGATAAAGGAATTAAACAATACAAAAAGAAACATAAGCTCTTTGATTATACCGATATGATTTTAGAATTTATTGAAATGAATAGTGCTCCTCGTTTAGATGTAGTGATCATTGATGAAGCCCAAGATTTAAGTTTGATACAATGGATAATGGTTGAACAAATTATTCGTCAAGCTAAACGTGCTTATATTGCAGGCGATGATGACCAAGCTATTTTTAATTGGGCAGGTGCTGACATGGGCAGGTTAGGTAAGTTAAAATGTAAAAGAGAAATATTAAATAAGTCTTATCGTATTCCAGGTAAGGTTCATACCATTGCACAAAAGATTATTACTCCTATAGTTAATAGGGTGGAGAAAGAATGGCAGCCAAGGGAAGAAGAAGGCAGTGTTCTATACCACCGAACACGATTAAACAATCATATGGATTTAACCGATGGTACTTGGTTAATCTTAGCACGAACAAATTATTTATTAGATCAGTTGGCCGAGGATCTTAAAACAAGAGGATTGTTTTTTGAAAGATATAATCGCTCCAGTGTGTCAGAAAAAATGTTAAATGCTATCATTGGTTGGAAACAAATACAAGAAGGAGGTTGTATTCCTTTTAAAGTATTAAAAGATGTCTACTATTATATGTCAGGTAATAATCATATCGCTCATGGACATAAAGAGCTGCGAGGGGCTAACGAAGAAAAAGATTATGATCATGATACATTAGTATTAGATCACGGGCTCAATGTTCATAAGGAAAGACCCTGGTATGTAGCATTAGATACTATCCCGGAAGCACAACAGATATATATTAATGCAGCTTTACGAAGACAGAAAAGTTTTAATGTATCGAAAAATATAAAATTATCTACGATTCATGCAGCTAAGGGTGGTGAAGCTGACAATGTTATGATACTAACAGATCTACCAAAAAAAGTTGATGACAACTATTTTTTGCAACAAGATGACGAGAGGCGAGTGTTTTATGTGGGGGTTACTAGAGCAAAGAAATCATTACACATTATTGAATCAGAATCTACTCGAGAGTTTAGAGAGATTTTTTAAATGATATCCAAAGAAATTTTAGAAGAAGCAAGTACATTAATAGGTGGCGATCGCAATGACGACTATGGCGATAAGCTTACTAATCATCAGAACATTGCTGCGTTGTGGTCTGTTTTCCTCCGCAAGAATATCACTCCCCATGATGTAGCAATGTGTATGGCTTTAGTTAAAGTGGCGAGGCTAATGCATGCACATAAAAAAGATAGCTATTTAGATATGGCTGCTTATGCTGCTATCGCAGGCGAGATAGAAGCAAGAACAAATAAAAAAAATAGATCATTTGAATCTGAAGGAGAAAAGCGAGGAAGAGAAACACAAGAATATATAAAAGGAAAATCATGAGGCAACCATCTTTATTCCAAGCACCTAGTGAGTGGATACCACCAGAAAATATACCTAACTTAGAAGACGCAAAAGAAATTGCTATTGATTTAGAAACTCACGATCCAGGATTAAAAACTACAGGACCCGGTTGGGCTACCAAAAAAGGAATAGTTATTGGTGTAGCGTTGGCCGTGGAGGGTTGGAAAGGATACTTTCCTCTTGCTCATCCTGGCGGTGGTAACTTTGATGTAAAAGTTTTTACAAGACAATTAAAAAAGATATTAGATTTGCCATGTGATAAAATATTTCACAATGCGATCTACGATATTGGTTGGTTAAGTGCCATGGGTCTTGAAGTAAAAGGCAGGATTATAGATACAATGATTGCTGCACCTTTGATTGATGAGAATAGAAGAAGCTATTCTTTAAAAGAAGTAGCCCAGGAATACATAGGAGAAACTAAATCAGAAGCTGGCTTGTATGAAGCTGCAAAAGATTTTGGTGTCGATGCAAAGGCAGAAATGCATTTGTTACCTGCTATGTATGTTGGTCCTTATGCCGAGCAAGATGCAGCAGTGACTTTAAAACTGTGGCAAGCTTTAAAGGTAGAAATTATTAAACAAGAATTAACATCGGTATTTAATTTAGAGTCAGAGTTATTACCCGTTTTATTTCAAATGAAAAAGAGAGGAGTTCGAGTTGATATTGAGAAAGCAGAACGTGTTAAAGAAGATTTTAAGAATTCAGAGAAGAAGATATTACATAGCTTACATAAAGAGTGCGGTTTTGAGATGGAGATTCTCTCTCCGTTGTCAATTCAGAAAGCTTTTGACAAGCTTAAAATAAGTTACAACAGAACAGAAACAGGACTACCTAGCTTTGATAAGAACTTTTTGTCAACACATTCTAGTCCCTTTGCACAACGAATAGTACATGCAAGAGAGATGAACAAAGCTCATACAACTTTTATTGATTCTATTTTGAAACATGCACATAAAGGACGCATCCATGCGGATGTAAACCAATTAAGATCGGACACAGGTGGGACTATTTCTGGTAGATTAAGCATGCAAAATCCCAACTTGCAGCAAGTTCCTGCAAGAAATCCTAAAGTTAGTCCTAAAATAAGACAATTATTTATCCCTGAAGAGGGTCAGAAGTGGGGGATCTTTGATTATTCACAGCAAGAACCACGATTATTAGTCCATTATGGGGCTGTAATAAGCGATAGAATAGAATTAGAAGGGGTATCTACCCTAGTAAAGGGCTACACAGAGGAGGATATTGACTTCCACCAAGCTGTTGCAAACATGGCAAACATAGACCGTAAGCAAGCTAAAACAATTAACTTAGGGATGATGTACGGAATGGGTAAAGGTAAACTCATGAGCGAATTAGGGCTAGATAAAGAGGATATTGATAAAGTGTTCAAACAGTACCACTCTACAGTGCCTTTTGTTAAAGAATTAACCGATTTAACTATGCGTAGAGCATCTGAGAAGGGGTGTATTAGGACTATTATGGGTCGTAAATGCCGTTTTCCTTTATGGGAACCCAATTACTTTGGTCTTCATAAAGCTTTACCTAGAGAGCAAGCAGAGGTAGAATATGGGGGCATGAATAAAATCAAACGTGCTTGGACATATAAAGCCTTGAATAGATTAATACAAGGATCAGCAGCCGATCAAACAAAAATGGCTATGGTCAAATTATATAGAGAAGGGTTCCTTCCTATGATCCAAGTGCATGATGAGTTAGACATGTCGTTTTCTTCTGAGGAAGAAAAGAAAAAGATCATTGAGGTAATGGAACATGCATTAGACTTACGAGTTCCATCAAAGGTTGACGCCGAGATTGGTCCGTCGTGGGGCGAGGCTGAATAGAAAACATCAAAAAGGTTTTTTAAATCATCTCCGAGCTTTACAATGGCTCACAGATAAAGAGTATTTTGTTTTTGATAATGTAAGTGGGCTTGGACCATGCGATGTTATTGCTTTAGATACTAAAGGAAATACAATTCTTATTGATGTAAAGAGTGTCTCTTACAGAAAGAATGGTTCTGTCATTTATAGAATGGTTAATAAACAACAGAAATTAATGGGAATAAAATTACTCATGGTAACTAAAGAAGGAAAGTGCTACTTTAATAAGTCATGATTAAAGTTTTTATATTATTGTTGATGATGCATTCTCCTGGTATGCCTAGTATTAAATACCAAGCTTTTATTTTACCAAGTCTAGAGGCATGTGAACAAGAAAGAATTGTAAGAGAAAATATGACACATGAAGTTGCAAGGCAAAAAAGTGTTAATCCTATATGGATTAAAACAGAATGTATCGAGATGGATATGTTTCCATCTGAAAAAACACCTTCTTAAATTAGTATCTAAAATAGGCGAATGCCGTTCTTATAAAACGGCTTCACTAAATCTGTAACCAGAAAAGTACAGAAGTTTAAGATGAGAGCATTTGAAGTTCATCCTAAAACGAATAACTGTTATAGCAAATATAATGGTTTTAATCTAGTTTTTTATTTATTTGTTTAAGTTGTTCTTCTATCACTGCTAGTCGTGCATCAATACGCAGCATATCAAAGTCTTTTATATTTGATTCAAG